AAGTATGCTGGTTTATGTAAAATTCCTGATATATAATTAACATAATTATGAAATTCTTTTAAAGCTTCTACTTTTAATTTTTCAGGTTGAGCAGCAGAACCTTGTCCATAAGTCACAGGATAATACTTATTCATATCCATGTAAGAGTTAATTAATTCATCATTACTCATATCGTCTTCTTCAGCAAAATGACGGTATTTTCTTAAATTTTTCACTAATTCTTTTTTATTGATTCCTTTATAATTGGACTCAATCATGTTTTCTATAGCTTTACGTATCACTAATGGTGAATGTCCTCTAGCAGTTACGATGGCAAAGATTGAACCGTTATTTATTGTCTCAACAAACTTACCCCATTCAGGACCTTCTTTAGCAAACATCACATCAATTAAAAAACGTTTGTCTCCTTTGGTTGAGAAAAATCTGTATGGTTCATTTCCATAACTCACAACATTTTTTCCTTTATATTTAAAAGGTTCAACACCGATTTGATGTCTATGTTCAGCGAAATCTTCAGTAGACATAAGAACTTCTTCACCTTTGTCGTCCAATAGAACAATCTGAGTGGGCATTGTTAAAATATTATCATCCCAGTCAAACGCCCAATATACGGTATCAGGTGTAAATTCTTCTCTTACAGTTTCAATTAAATAAACTCTCATATTATTAAATATAATGACAAACCGATATTTCTACCGGTCTGTCATTTAAGGTTATTATATATTTTCAAAAGATGCTCCTGTTGGTGTAATAAAGAATGTTATATCTATAAACTCAAGAGACCTTGTAGGTTTGATATAAATCTTACCTGTCATTTGGTTTCTGTCCAAATCAGCAGTATCTGAAGAAACTGTTACACGGAAATCGTATAAACCTCTATCTCTTCTGATAGCGTCTAATATAGGATTAACCGCATTTAAGAAATCTTGTCTTACTTTTTGGTCATTTTGTTCAAATAACAATCTTACAGAAACCGCAGAAATCAATTTACGAGCTTGTAATAACAATCTTCTAACATTGATTCTGTCAAGAGCTGATTCTCTAACTTGAAGAGTTTTATTACCCCATATTACAGTTCCTACATCAGAGAAAGTAGCAATTGGGTTAATTCTTCCTTTGTATAAAGTATCTCTATCTTCTTGTGTTAACTTCTTACGTGCTTTAACAGCATTTACAATACCACGAGTGTAACCTGCCGCTGCGAACCAAGGGAATGCAATGTTATCGGTTAACGCTAAGTTTCTACAAACTTCAGCAGTTGCTGGAAGGTAGATTTGAGTGTTATTTACCGAATCTCTTGTAAGTACCCAAGGATAGTAAGTAGCTGTGTAGTTAGAGTCAATTCCTGTACCATCTAAATTATCTACCGCTTCAGTTGGATATATTAAATCCGTTGGGTCTGAAGATGACGGTGTAAACATTTGGTAGTCAGGAGTTGTACAGATATACAATGAGTCAGCTCTATCATATTCAATCATTTCAATTGCTGATTCAACAAGGTTACTATGGTTTACATAGTCAATACCAGGTGTTACAAATACGTTAATATTAACTGATTCAGGGTTAGAGAAACTCTTTTGTCCTAATAAGTAAGCGTAATAGTCGGTATTACCCCAATCCATAGTGTTATCACCTACTGAGATTTGTTTAAACGCTCCCCATCCTGTTGCATTTGGGTATTTGATTGAAGAACAAGCCCCATTCAAGTATCCTGCTTTACCTAATACGAATCTATCAATATTAGTTCTTGATTCTCTATAGATATCCCATCCGTCAAATCCACCATTACATAGTAATGAGAATTTACGAGCAAATAATCTATAATATTGGTTATCAGTATTTTCAGGGTCAGTTGTAAATGGTGAACTACCCACATAGAATTTTGGTTGTCCCGCAGTTGCAAATCCTGAAGGAATCAAGATTGACTGTGCGTCTATATCCATGTGATAGCCTCTTGTTAAATACGCCCAATTGTCACCAGTTGTATCGTTACAAATATCTAATGGAAGTTGCTTACCTTTATAATTGTAGAAATCCACATCATAACCGATTGTATCAGAAATACCTAAATATGTTCTTCTAACATTATCACCTGAACTTGTATTCGCGTCATTCGCACCTGTTGCGGTACCGAATGGTTGGTCATAAATAACTTCACCAGGATAGTCATATTTAGTTTTATAAATTGGGAATGGAGACTTAGCTCCTGCATATTCTCTTGTTAAATAACCTTCAAAACCACAAGGAAGTGCGTCTATCGGAGCATCTTCATTCATAGTAATCATCACATATTTTGAGTTAAGTTGATATTCACCATCAACAGTACCTATCTTTTGTGCGATAAAGTTATTTTCATTCGGATTCATAGCACAATTAGTAAACTTCTCAAGTACTACAGGATTTGCATCACTATCAAAGAAATCTCTAACTAATACATCAAATGTACCGTTACTGAATGAAATGTTTGCTATAGAAATTTTAACTTCAATATTAGCAGAATTACCATCAGCGATTGTTGTAAATTTAAATAAGTTAAATACTTTATTACCTCTTAATTCAGACACAACCCAAGGAGAACTTGGTGATTGATATTGTTCTAAGTACCAACCGATTGACGTTCCGTCAGAACCTTGTCTAGCATCAGGTAAAGAAATTAATTCACAATTTAAACCTCTTATATAACCCTTCTTATACCCGTAGTTTAATAGAGCTTGATATCTTTCTTCTACAAACAATGGAACAATTGATTTTGGTTTACCAAAGTTTGATGAACCAAATACTTTTGAAATGTATTTTGGGTCAGAATTAGTGAATGAAGTTTCAAAGAAGTATGGTGTACCTGTTTTTCCTGTAATATTCAAACCAAATGTTGCGTAAGGATTAGTACTAATTCCACTGTATGGACCTGTACATACCATTTGAACATCTGTTAATCCAGAAACTTCATATACTGCTCCGTCATCATTACTATAATTTGCAACACCTCTTGAACGTAGAGTAGCAATTACTAAATCGTCAAAGTCAGTGTAAGCCGTACCTGAATACACATAAATTGTACCCATCATACTTCCACTATAACAAGTAACAAATGTACTTGCGTTTTGAGACCCAGTACTTCCCGTTGTTGCAGGGTTACAAGGATTTTCAATTGTTACACAAACAGTAAATTCAGTCGTAACAGAAGAATCTTCAGAAGTTAACACATATGTTAAACAACCACCTGAAAAATCGTTAGTCGTTACTCCACTTTGTTGAGGAACCGAATTAACTGTTATATTAGTTGTACATGCACTAAAATTACTAATAACATTTGTTAGAGTTGCTGATGAGAAAGTAGCGTATGGTAAAACAACATTAATTGTATTAGTATTGTAATTAATACTTCCTGTCACACCACTTACGTTGTAATTGAAAAAAGATGCACAATTTGAAGATGTTGTTGTTGTAACAAAATCAACAATTGTTGTATAGAATGATGAACCTGTATAAACAGCGTTTCCAACATTATTAAATAATGAGTAGTACCAAGGGTCATTATTTGGGTCTGATAAGTCAGCGGTTGTTGAACTTACATCATCAACACCATAAACATTTGTTAAATTAGATGTACCAAAGGATGTAACTAAACCATCATAATCATTACCCTCAATTACTCCATAGAAGTATACTGAAGTATTCACCAAAGAATTATTTAATATTACTTGGTAAATTTGATTTTTAAGATTTGCATTAATACTTGAAACGCTTCCGTTGAATAATTCAAAAGGAGTTGTTAATTTTTCTTGTATAATTGCCGGTAATGATGAAGTATATGATATACTTTCAACACCTGAAGAACAACCTGTAAAATCAAATAAGAAAGGAATAGTTTCGTATTCCAAACATATTGGTTCACAACCTGTTTCAGGAGAGGCTGGTTCTAAATTTATACATTTGAATGCTACAGTTGTCGGGTCAACATTTGCCACTGTATAGATAGACCATGAAGGTCCTGCGTCATATCCTGATAACCCTAAAACTCTAGTTACAAATAATTGATTTGATTGTTGTAAATATGATTTTGCGATATACGCTGCTTCATATTTTGGGATTTGTGTATTCACAAATTTTTCTGGGGAAGTACCACCAAAGTATGTAGAGAATTCATCAAAATTTGTGATGAAAATAGGCTCAAATGCCGGACCTTTTAGAGCCTCTCCTACAATACCTAAAGTCGTAACACCCACGCTTTGTGAAACAAAACTTAAGTCTACCTCAGATGTGTAAACACCTGGAGATACAAAAACTTTACTGTTAGATGCCATTACTAGATTTTTTGTTAGTTAATTTATTTTATAGATAAATATTTGAAAAAAAAACAAAATACTTGACTTTATTCAATGTATTTATAAATTGGGCAGAATATTTTCTACCTATTTTCTACTATGGACGGTAATATTAAAAAAATAAAAAATCTTAAGATATCAATTGAAACTCATGATGTGCTAAAAAAATATTGTGATAACAACGGTGTAGTTATGTATAGGTTCTTAG